ATCAGCGATATCAGCGGAGAGAGCTTAAACGATCTATCAGACGTGAGCTTCACCGCAGGAGCAGGGATTGATAACTACGTTCTGACTTATGATAATGGCACGAGCTCATGGGGTGCTGAAGCAGCTCCAACAGCAAGCGCCGCTTCAGAGACAGTGGCGGGTGTCATCGAGATCGCGACTAATGCAGAGACAGCGACAGGGACAGCGACGGATAAGGCGTTGGTTCCTAGTAACATCTCAAGCATTGATCTGAGTCAGGCAAACAATACGACCTCAGCATTTATCAGTGATATCAGCGGAGAGAGCCTCAACGACTTGTCAGACGTGAGCTTCACTGCAGGAGCAGGTATTGATAACTACGTTCTGACTTATGATAATGGCACGAGCTCATGGGGTGCTGAGCCAGCTTCGGGTGGATCAAGCGCGCCAAACATCACAACCGATTCAAGTCAGACGAACACCACCATCAGCTCGCATACCGGCATTGAAGAAATCCACCTGATCAATAATGGCGCCGTCGCTGTTACAATCACTATTCCAACAGCGACCACAGTGGGCGCAGGGTACAAGTATAACGTCAAGCGCCTAGGCACTGCTTCGGTTACAGTGTCGCCGAGCAGCGGCACGATTGATGCCGCAGCTTCGTTTGTGCTCGATGTGCAATACGACGCTGTTACTCTTGTTTCAGATGGCAGCAACTACTTCATCATTTAAACGGGGGCTGTAAATGACTTACCGCAACAGACTAGATCAGAAGCTAGAGATGTTAGAGCTCATCCCAAGCGGCTCTCCTGGCGTCGGCAGCTATTACACTCTCACCGCAGGGGGAGATAACTACAGCTCCAGCTATTCTGGATCAGGCACCACCACCATCACCCTCCCTTCTGGGTTCTATATGGCGCGCTGTACGCTGAGCATCACGCGCTCAACCAGCAATCAGAACATTCAGTTTGTGGTTGAAGTCGATGGCTCAGATGGTGATCGGATGGGGATTACCGGATGGTATAATAATTTACGTGGTGATTATTCAGAGCATGCGTTTACCCTGACCACTTCCGGCGAGTTAAAGGTCAGAGTGACAGCCTTTGAAGCTTCTGCGCCAACAGTCACAAATAATAGCCGATTATGGTTGTGGAGGGTCGCATGACATACGTGAGTGGAAATAGAGCTAGTCCGTTTAGCCTAGCATGGTTGACATTTGGCACTTTGACACCGTCCACGAGATGGAACACAACATCTCAAACGTGGCTTAATACTAACATCGGCAGCACGGGCCTTTCATTCTCTGGAAGAGGATATGTATGGTGCGCGCTCAGCGGCGATGTAACTAATAATGTATTAGTCAGCTTTTCAGTTGGTGCTGCTTCTGAACCTCAGTACACATGGGCCTCGTGCTTTCAGGGTGGTGTCGCTGCTCGCAGTGTCAGTGATGATAGCTCGTGGAGCCATGGAAATAGCACTGAGTGGAGAGTGAAATACAACTACTACAGTGGCACTACACCGAAGTTTGAAAAGCTTTATAGCCGAGCTGGCGTGATTCGATTAGCGAGGGCATAACATGACATACATTCCAGGGGGTGAAGCCATAGCTGTTCCTGATGCGCTCGTTGTGATCGAGTCATCAGTCTCCAGCAGCGGTCAAAGCTTGGTGACAGGGAACCGGATCAATCTTTCAACTATCACGAGCTTAGAGGGGTCATGGACTCCGAGCGTATCCAGCGATATCATTACATTAGATGCGGGCTATTATTATTATTTAGAGGCCGCTCAACAGGCTTATTTTACAGGCTCAACAAGTTCTTCAGCGTACATTGAAACACAATGGTATAACGAGACGACGAGCGCTAGTGTTGGCACCATCGGCCTAATGCACATCAGCATTTATGAGGATAGCAATTTAACCAGTTCAGATGAAGTGGCTTGTTTGCTGATAGATGCGACTGCATCGGCTGTTGATGTCAGCGTTAAGATTGGAGGATTTTCTATTTTTTCAAGCATTAATAGCTCAAACACTCAAAACATCTATGCTGGATATGGGCGCCAGTTGATTTGGCGATTGACACCATGAGCCATGAGGAAAGAACATGATTAATATAAACCTACCTCAACTCTCAAAAGAGTCAGTGTTGTATATCATCGGCGCGGTGGTCGCCGCTCTCCTGATGTTGGGTTGTTACCTCGGCGGCGCTTCGCTCGGAGCTGCTGAAGTCGAGCGAGCTCTACAGACTGAGATCGATGAGCTCACAAAGAAACTAGCCACGTCTGAGGACAAGGTTCTCACCATCGGACTTGACCTGGCAGGTTGTGAAGCTCGAAAGAGCGGTGACTGTATCCTTAACTGTGAGGGGCTATGCAGAGAGCGAGTTGATGAGGCGATCAAGGAGGCTACCAGCTTATGTGGTCGATGATTCTCTCTCTCCCTCTCCTCTGTGGTACCGGCGTTTATTCTGCCGTTGAGCCTGGCCTGATGATCTGCATGGGTGATCATCTAGCGCCAGTGGTCGCTGAGAGGTGGCAAGTCCTTGATCAGCCAACCCTCATGACTATCTCAGTCCATGATTGGCTACGCCTCAAAGACGCGATCCACCACAGCCCCAATCTCTGCAAAGCGGCGATTGATGCCACAGCTGAGAGCTGTGTTAAAGAGGCTGAGAAGTTGGCGCAGATAGTGAGCAAGCGTGAGACAGATGATGAGAAGCTGATTGAATCCTTGAAGCGCTCGCTCGAGGCTCAGGAGAAGCTCACCGCTGATGAGGCTCAGCGCGCTCGCCACCTCAAGTGGGGGCTTATCGCCACCTCGTCTGTGGCTGTCATCGCGACCACGATCATGGTATTAAGATGATAGAGATGGTCATCATGACAGAGGGCCACCTCTTACTATTAGTTAGTGCTGCCACCCTCATCACAATCGTGAGACAGTTATGGATATGAACACTCTCGATATTGCCACCCTCATCGCTTTGGTGGGGATGGTCATTAAAATGACCCAGGATAAGGCCAAGCACGCTGAAGAGATGGGCAAGCTTAAACAGCAGGTCAGCTCACTCGAGGCGCGCGCTAGTGGGTATGATATTAAGTTCGAGAGCGTTGAACGTAAGCTCGAGGCTTTGCTGTCGGCTGTCGCTCGCATAGAGGCGACACTAGAGGCTCAGCGCAACTATCAGGCGAGGACTCCGATTCCTCACAGACGAGACAGCTGAAGCAGAAGCGCCACATCTTCTGAGCCATTGATGATCTCCCTCATGATCTGTCGTCCTGCCTCGATGGACTCCTCATCCTCGAGGTGAGCAGATACGCTGAGCCCTTCCCAGAAGTAAGGGTTGGCGAGATTGATTCCGATGTCTCGTGAATCAGCGTCAACGGGTAACGTGGGGAACTCATCACGCAGCTGCTTGACCGTTGCTCGACTGTTCCCCTTGTCGCGCCACCAGTTCGGTTGAAGGCGTGAGTCTCTGATGGTCGATGAGATCAGCCAACTGTAGAAGAACTCCTTGCGCTCATCTGCTGTGATCGCCTCGAGGTCGATGTTAAGGCGTGAGGCCACATCGACAGCGGCGCTCTTGCTGATACCATGATGCTCAAGCGCTCGGCCTAGATCAGCCATATAAGCGAAGACCTTGACCGGCGTTGGTTTCCGGCCTACCACCTCAGGAGCAGGTTGAGGCTGAGGAGGTCGAGAAGGCTCAGGAGCAGGTTGAGGCTGAGGAGGTCGAGAAGGCTCAGGCGCTCGCTGAGGCTGAGGAGCTGGTTGAGGCGCTCGTGATGGTTGAGGCGCTCGCTGAGCCTGAGGCGCTTGGCTGCTCATCTCCTCACCGAGAGCTTGAGCTGTGATCTGTGTGCGCTCATCGTCGCTCATGTTGGTGTTGTCTGCGATCTCATCAGCTGAGTAAATGCCTGACACAGCATCAGGGAACACAGCGCGAAGGCCCATAGTCAAACAGCGAGCGCGGAGCATCTGCATGGGCATAGTCTTCCAGTTTCGGTTACCTGTAAGACCCTGAGCATGAGCCATGTCTAAAGTATATGTGAAGGTGTGAACGATATCACCAGGCTCATCAGTTCGCGCCATCTCCATCGTGCAACTGTGAGCGCTCCACTCAACAGTTCTGATGAATCGGACCAGACCTGACGAGCGACAGATGCCAGCCATAGCATCAGCGTTGAGAGTCGGCTTACCGCGAAGACTGTATCCTTGAGTCCAAGTTCGGCCAAGGTCACCACCGAAGAAGTCACCGAAGGCGGCAAACACTTGGATGAGGCTCATGGCATCGCGCTGATTATGGCCGGTCAACAGCATGGCCATCTCTTGGAGTTCCTGAATGTTCGTTGGTGTGAAGATGCTCATTGTGTTATCCCTTATGTATCTGCGTCATGCAGAGGAGTGAAAGAGGGTTGATGGGCGGCGGGTGGTTTTGGTCAGCTCCCCGCCGCCTATTGATTAGATGAATAATGTGATGATGATGATGATGAGGATGAGGATGATGACGACGAAGACATCATCGAGAATCTGCTTGTCAGGTGGCATCAGCGCAGCTTCCTAGCGATGTGAGCGCTCAGCTTGATAGCGGCGCGCGCTAAAGAGAATCGGTTGACGGGCTCAGCGACTCGCTCAGCGAGGTCAACGCCGCGAAGCGCTGCCAACTCTACATCAGTGATTGAGGGTGAGGGCTTCTCGAGCGTCACCGGCTTGAGGTTATAGCAAGTTGGGTATTCGTCTTGATAGCTCATGCTCTGTCCTCCTCTCGAGGGCTTACATAAATGGTTTTGCCGTACCAAATGAAACTCTCATAGTCACCATGATAGCACTCTCGTAGTTTTTGGATCAGCTCAGGGTCATCATCCTGTAGTTTGATCAACTGTCTGACTGTCAACTCTTCAGAGCCCCAATAGCGATCTTCGATGATAAACAGCGCTTCATAAGGCAGTTCTCGCAGAGCAACAAGATCCTCATTGAAGTCATCAGGCTCAAAAGCTTCACACTGCTTGTATTGCTCAGCCAACTCATTGCACAGCCTAGCCAGCTCAATCGCTAACATTTTAGGCGCCTTAGATTGATGCTTGATGATTTTGCTGAGATATGACTCAGAGATATTAAGAGCGACAGCGATATTCCTCTGACCAATCGCTCTTAGTATACCATGTTTTTGTGCCTCCATGCTTATCTCCTTGTGCTTGGAAGTGAAGGATGAAAACATCTTGACAAGTTTATTTCATCATGTCAAGTTTATTTCATCAACTTTCTTTCATTGTCGACAAGGAGGAGACATGAAGCAACATGAAGCCATAGGTTTAGCGATCAAGGCGCCGCTCAAAGCTAACCCTAAGTTGGTGTTGATCACCATCATCTATAAGAGTGACTTCGTGACTTGGGAAGCCAAGCCGATGAGTGCCAGCTACATTTATCAAGCGCTTGAGGGCGCTATGAGCTTTCGATCTGTTCAGAGATGCTTCTCAGAGTTGCAAAGTCTAGGACTGATTAAGAGAGCAGAGACAGAGCGAACAGACAGAGTAAAGAGCATTGAACTTAACTTTGAGGCATTACGACAGAGTGACGCAATACGACAGAGTGACGCAATACGACAGAGTGACGCAATACGACAGAGTGACGTAACCATTACGTCAGAGAGTCGTAATCATTACGTCACAGAGTCGTACAATAATAATCAGCTTAATAATCAGTTAAACAATCAGTCTTTAGAGGAACCTGTAACTCAGGAGACGCGCGAGAATCCTTTTGGATGGAAGCTGCCAACTCCTCGACCAACACGAGAGACTCAACCACCTCAACCCAAGAAGTTTGAGAGATATGAAGACATCGTTGCTCGATACAATGGAGGCCGACGATGAGCGAGATGAGCAAGTTAGACCTCAGCAACTACACCAACATCATTGAAGAACTCAAAGCAGGAGCGCGCGCTAGAGCGAGTGAGCACCCACCTAAGGCTGATCTCGACTTCTCGGATCTTAAGCCTCAGAACCTTGAGGCAAGAAACTGGATTGACCTTAAAGCGGGATATCTAAAGCCAAGGCCGGTCCCCTTCTGTGGTCGTTGCCAAGAGGGATGGAACTATGAGTGGCTTCCCAACAGGATCGCTCAGGTGGCCTCCATGTGTCCTCGATGCGAGAAGCCGCGCCGATGGTTGAGACGACTCGATAAGATGAGACTTCCATCAGATGCAATTAATATGAGCTTTGCGACTTATGAGCCAGACTCACCCGAGCAGAAGGCGGCGGTTGAATCTATGCTCGAGTATCTGAGAGGAGGTTGTCAGGGAGCTCCTCACGGACTTTATGTCTATGGTCAACCTGGCAACGGCAAGACCTCTTTGCTCTATTGCTTCGCTCGTGAGGCTGCCTACCTCGGCTTGAAGGTGAAGTACATCTCCCACATCGGCATCATGAACACCATCAAGGCGAGCTGGAATGATAAGCGGAATCAAGGCCCGCTCAAAGACTGGCTAGCAGGAATCGATCTGCTCTTAATCGATGAGTTCGCCGGCGTTGGTGGCTCAGCCAATAAGAGCCCGTGGTGGCTCAGTCAGACTGTGGAGCTTATCCAAGAGATCTATCAGCAGTGGGGCGCCGGTGAGCTGAGTGTGGTCATGACCTCTAATGTATATCCTCATCAGCTGCTTAACATCTTCGCTGAGAATCCAGCGGTCAAGAGCCGACTCGGCGCTATGTTCCCAAGACCGATTGAGATGGTGGGGAGAGATCGCCGACTTGATCAGGTCGATATGAGCGCTTGGGGTGTGAGATGAAGCCCTGAGCAGCTCGGTGATCTAAATTGCTAAGGGGAAAGCTGATCAAGGCTTCATCTAACACCTCCTCATGGTGTCTCTTTTCGAGTTGGCTTCACCATGAGAAGAGGTTAGCGAGCGGCGCTCGCAATCAAGGAGGAATCTTGAGCGCCACCATCGACATCACTATCATGGTGGTGATATTCTGTCCATCCTTTTCACTGCCAATAGAGTCTCTAGTCGTTCATTGATTCCACCGCAGTGTTTAGGGTTAGCCATTATGTCCACAATGTAGACACTATGAAAAGTAACCACTTAAAGAAATGTATACAATGTAGACAAAAGAGCTTGACAGACCGCCCTCAACAGTGAGAAGCTTACCTAGACATCACTGATCGTTAAACATAACTCTTCACACTCTCACTCCCAAGGATCTCTCATCATGTCTGTCTTATCCTCTGCTTCTACCCCTTCTCTCAACAACTCTAAGCCCGCTGATATGGATCTTGTTGAGGCCGCCTTCGACCAACACTGGCGCCACGATGGCGGCTACTGCATGATTGAGCTGACAGAGTTCAAGGCTCACCAACCGCTTGATCTCGATGCCTATATCTTCAACGGCTCGCTCTACTACTCGGATGGCTCTTTTGCGTGGTCAATCGCTCTTGAATATCTCGATTAATCACCAAAGAGGAATCATGAGCACATCTGACAAGACCGTATCAGCTCGCGTGAGCTCGCCGGAGCTCGCCAGGCTAGACAAGATCGCTGACAGTCTAGGGTGGTCGCGTTCTCAGTTGCTCAGGGAGATCATCTTCCGATTCATCTCTGATCACTCAACCTCATCAGCTATCAAGGAGCTTCTTAATGATTAATAAGGTGACCCTCATAGGCAACGTCGGACAGGATGCCGAGCTGCGCACTACTCAGAGCGGTCAACCGTTCGCCTATTTTCGGCTAGCCACCCACGAGAACTATCAGGACTCGAGAGGGCAGTGGCAGAAGTCCACCGAGTGGCACACCATCAAGGTCTGGGATAAGTCGAGCAATCGCGCCGCCTCTTCGATTCGCAAAGGGGCCAAGGTCTACATCGAGGGCCAACTCAAGAGCTTCAAAGGCCAGGGTGACAAAACACTTTGGGAAGTGCGCTGCACAACTTGGCGCTTGCTCGATAAAGAGCCTGATCCTCTCCTACCTCCTGAGCCACCCTCTAACAACATGCACACACCATCACAATGGGGTGAAGGGTTCACCCGCCGGTAAACACCAAACGAGTATTAATGCGCTCTCATCAGAGAGAAAGTGAGATTTTATGAAATACACAACACTACCCATGATTGACAACAATCCAACCGCTTCTTTGGATCGCTCGTATCGAAACATGCACCCTCTCCAATACTGCCGAGAGATCTACTTCAACGCAGTTGAGGCGGGGGCCACCTTCGTGAGAGTTCGACCAGTCAATGGCATCAAGATGGCTTGGTGCGATGATGGTCATGGGATGAACCCACAAGACCTTCTCAGGTTGATCAATGGCCGCAACTCCTCATCTAAGTCAGTCGAGGGTCATCATGGGAACTTTGGTATTGGCCTGAAAGACTCAGCGCTAACCCCCAATCCTTATGGCTTGGTCATCGTATCTAAGACAGCAGAGAAGCCGATGGGCGGCATGATCTGGCTACATCAGAGAGATGGTGTGTCAGGCGCTCAGGTTCTCATCTCTGAAGAGATGCGCCGAGACTTCTGCTCAACTCCTGACCATGCTGATGACTTCGCCGCTGAGTATCTGCAGGATCTCTACTCAGTTGATTTTGAGTGGGTCCAGAATGAGTTTGGCCATGAGAGCTTCACGATTGATGGCGTTGATTGGATGCACCTCTTCAAGAAGTGCAGCGCCAACACCATCGTCGTCTTGATGGGTGAGTATGCAAACTCGGTGACTTTTGACACTGATGCTGCGAAGTTTCATAAATTCTTTGGAATGAAGTTGTCTCATATGCCTATCCGCATGTTGATACCTACTGTTAGTAATGATCGAGAGGCTCAGATAAAGTGGCAAAAAGTTAACACCTTATCTGAGTTGAGTTGTCCAAGCTTCAATCAGGAGTTCAAAGGCTTTAAGATCACAACGTATTTGAAACCGAAGACTTCAAAAAAAAATAGCAGAGATGCTGGTATCATGGATGGTAAACGTTCTTTCATCAGCGGTATCAAATACAAAAATGAGATATTTGATTACACTGATACAAACGCAATGGCCAAACATTGGGGGCTATACTATGCTGAGGTGTACAAGCGAGTGATCATCATGGTGGAGCCACCACTGATGGATGAAGATACAGGGATTGGATGCTATCCTGACAGCGAGCGTCAAAACCTTTTATACTCTGATCCTCGCCTTAACATTATAAAGGCAAAAATCGAAGTAGTGCTTAATGAGGTTAAAGATTGGTATATCAACAATATGCCTGAGGAGCTGCGCCAGCTAATCAATACAGAAGTCCAAAAGACATTAGAGCATGTCGAGAAATCAAAAAAGATCTCACAGTTCAGAAAGTTCTTTAAGGCTCCAAAGGTTGAGCGAGCTTCTCAGATTAATGTCTACGGTGACTTGTATATTTTGAACGAGTCAGGCAGTGACAACGCCACAGAAGGTTCAATCATCGATGATCTTTTCAAGCGACGTAATAACCGTTTGAACCCACCACAACCATCAGCCAAAAAGGACAAGTCAGAAGCAGGTAATCCACAGAATAAGAGTGGTAAAAAAGGCGGGGATACTGCGGCGAATCGTCATGATGAAAGACCAAGCCCTAAAGATGCCTCTGTTGTCTTCGTCAATCCTCAAACTGAAGCTTGGCCAACTTATGAGTCCTTGGCTCAGTCTGAGAGAGGTGGCCTGTTCCCCTTTGTATATACCGGTATTCGGCGCGGTGATAATGTCAATGTGATCTATGTCAACACAGATTCATCAATCATCACAGCTCTTATCAGATCGGCGCTCGGTTGGGTCAACAAACGTGGTTCAGCCAAAATGGACATGTCAGAGTTGGAAGTCCTTGAGGCTCTTGTTAAGCCGTTCATCAGAGATTTTATGCCGGTGTCCCTGGCTCATCTAAACGGCGACAAAGACAAGATTAAGCTCGGTATCACCGTAACAGATCCGGTCGCCATCTATGCTATGTTTCATGGTACATGGCAGATTCACATGAATCTTCATGAGTATTATGAAGCGCACCGTAACCGTGTTTTATCTCCATCTGCTGAGGAAGATAATGAAAGAAACTAGACAAACTAGACAAACAACGCGCGCGCGCGAGGCAGACTTTCATCGAATCATGAAAGAGCTTGATCGACTCTTGGTGTTGCGCCTCGAGGAACAACTTGACCTCAGTGACCCTGATGACCTCAATAAGTATAATGAGGCCAAAACTCTAAGAGATCACATCAGGGAGACTTTGAAGGATGCCAAAGCAGTCAACCAAACGAGACGCTAAGCGCAAAGAGAAGCGCGAGAAGCTACTCGACAACCTGAGAACAGGGATGAGCGTTGAAGCCGCTTGTACCCAAAGCTCTATCAGTCGCGCCACTTACTATCTATGGATAGAAGAGGATGAGGAGTTTGCTGAAGAGGTGGAGGCTGCCAAAGACTTCAGTGAGGCTGTCTTGCTCGAGTCCATCAGATATCAGGGCGAGGCTAAACAAGACTGGCGCGCAGCTGCTTGGATACTCGAGCGCCGCTTTCCTGATCGATGGGGCGCTAAACGAGAGGTCGACGTCAATGTCAACAATACCACCAACGAGACTGATGATATCATCATCAGCATGATCGAGCAGATCGCTAAGCCATATCAGGAGGTCACCGATGACACAGCAGACAGAGAAGAAGCAGACGACTAGGATCTACCTCAAGCGCTCGTGGTCGCGCTATGCCTCTCATGAGCGTGAGGATTATCAGATTCATGGATGGCATCGGCTCATCTGCTGTGAAGACCTCAGTGAGCCTCATCTGACCATCTACCACGATAGCCTTGATGTGGTGGTGGGTGCTAAGGTGAGCGTGATTAAGGTGGGTCAAGATAAGGTCAGGATCGAGGAGAGGTGGCGCGTGACCGACAGAGGGCTAAAGTTGGATGATTAGGCTCAACGAGCTCCAGCATGGGATCATCTCTCGTATCGCTCGCAGTGAGAGAATCATAGCGGCGCGGTGTGGGTGGGGATCAGGTAAGACCTCGGCGCTTGTCTTCGCTCTGCTGTTCATCTCTCGATTTAGACCTGGCACCTCTAGCCTTCTCGTCACCGACACGAACCCACGCTATAACTCAGTATTGATGCCTGAGATGGAGAAGTGGCTGAGTAAGCTGGGGTGGACTTACAACCACACTCTAAGACAGTGGTCAGCGCCTAATGGCTCAACTGTGTGGTGTCGCTCGTATTATAGGCCAGGGACGAGAGACGCCACCCATAACCCGCTCGAGGGGCTCAACATCACCTCGGGTGTCTGCCTCATCGATGAGTGTCAGACGCTCTCAGCAGAGGTGGCTCATAAGGCGATGGGTCGATTGAGAGCGGGGCCGAGCCCCATCATGATCCTTGTGGGTCTGCCG